AAATGGGTTGGCTTGATTTTGACTGCCAGTAAATAGGCTAGCACCAATTGTTTGTCCTGGATCTTTTGTTTCAGGTGGTCTAATAGGAAATGCTGCGTTGATGAGTACAGTACCAGCAATTTGTATGATTGCGCTGCCAACTGCGGCAGTGCCGCCAACTGCAGCACCTACTTTTGCAGCTATTACTGGATCTTGAGAGATTACAAATACTGCAATCATTAATACTAGGCGTAATCCTTGACGTCCTTGAGCAACTACTCTATAGTTGATATTTTGTCCAGCATTAATAATTGTAGTATTCCACTGTTCTTGTGGTACTATTACACCGTCTATAGTTAACAGCAGCTTATTAGCTAGTCGTTTGCCTAGCTTATACTTATCAATAATATAGCTAGCGAATTCGCTGCATGTAGTACCTACACGCACACCTTCTAGTACAGTATTAGACCACTGCAGTGGATGCGGTTTGCCAGTAGCTATAATGCTAGTAGGTTTATATCTGTAAAATCCTAGTAGTCTGCGTTTCCAGCTAAAGTTATCTAGGCGTTCAATTACGCTATCTAAACCATCTCTGCTGTGTATAAATCGTTGATCGCCTATGTATATGCCAATATGAGCTGGTTCGCCTAGGATATTGAACAAACATAGGTCACCTGGATGTGGGTTAGCAACTGGCTCCCAACCATCCTTATAATAGTCAATAGCAGCTACAACCTTAGGGTCATAGCTGCCAGCGTATAATTCTGTATAGCTAGGCAATTCTATGCCTAGCTCGTGCTTGTAAAATAGTCTGGCTAATCCCCAGCAGTCTACACCTTGTGTGCTTCTACCATTTTCTTTATATGGTAAGCCAATATATTTATTATAATTCATTAGAACAATCCTGGAAAATATAATGGTGTAAAGTTAAAGTTAGGAAAAGGCTCACGACTAAAGCTAATCATTTCTAGTTGTAGTTGTATACTTTCAGCGTTATAAATGGCGTTGGTAATATAAAATTTAGGAAAACTAGCTTCTATGTAGTTAGGATCACTAGCTAGTATTAATTGTATATTTACTTCAGCTGGTTTTGTAAGGTGTTGTCTAATTAAATAGATTGCTTCTTGTGTAACATAATTAAATACAATTGAGCAATTTCCTACCCCAGTTTCTTGCTCTGTGGGTAGGGTAATTTGCATTGGTAAAAATACATATCTAAGGCTGTTACTTATAACGCCATAAATTACTTCACTATCAGTAGTATCGCCTGTAATAGTGTTTGTTGTAGCTGTAGCTCCAGTAAGTCGTTGAGTAAATCCATCTGCTAAACGTATAGGATTTGCTAGATCTTCTGGATCTGTAATAGTTACAAGCATAATTAATTGCTCGTCTGTTTCAGACGAAAACATAGCGCGTATAGCGTCTGCGGATAGTGTACTCAGTCTACTCATGGTAATACTTCAAATTGTAAGTTAGTTTGCCAGTATCCTGGCGCACGATATTGAAGCGTAAAAAATTGTCCATCGCCTTGCGGCACTAGCCTACACTCAACGCTAGCACCAGTTCTAGGATGTGTAAATGTAAATCGCTTTACGCCTAGCAGGTCGGTGTTTACAAAAGTTTCTAGTGTTTGTGTTTGGCTGGTAGTCATTATAAAACTTAAACTTAGCATACTAGGTCTACGGCCACGCAATCGCTGCTTGGCCGGACCTGCATCCATACTAGAACGAACAATATTTATGCCAATAGTTTCTTGAAAGTCTTTTTGAGGACTTTGTGGCAATGTTACTGGCCATACAGGAATAGGCATATTATCTCCTTGCTACCATTGGTCTAGCACCAAAATTATTTGTTAGTGACTGCTGTACAGCGCTGTTTGATCTAGACATTTCACCAGCTACCATTTCACCAACGATTACCTCAATGCGACGATTACCGCGACTGTCGGTAGTTTCACGAGTTTCTGCACTAGCATTGCTGTAGTTGTTTACAACAACTTCAACTTTACCTTGGCTAGTATTTTGCATAGGATACACAGTTGCTGGACCTGTTACGATTTCGGGTCCTGCTTCTCCTGCAATACCCCATTCTCCACTTGATAGTGATCCGCCTTTAGCAAATACACCACCAAATAGTCCTGGATTTAATAGTGCATCATATGCTGAGCCATAACCTCCTCCACCACCAAGTAAACTCTTAAATAAACCACCAAGCAAACTTCCACCAGCTTGTAATGCGGTTCTTTGCACTATACTAGCTAAGCCTTGGAAGCCGCCTTCGAAACCCTCAATCATGCTATCAGCAAGAGCTTGAGGATTTACAGTAAAACTACGTTTAAGATTTTCACTAACTCTTTCTATTGAAGGAGTTACTGCCTCCGCCCAGCGCTCGCCAAAAACTAAACTTTCGCGTGTTACTTTACTGCCTAATACCTCAAACTTTTTTTCTTCAAACGTTTTTTGTTCTGGTCTAACATCTGTATAAATAAACGGGCCTTCGGCTCCACTAACTATAAAAGGTATGCGATTAGCAGCTAATAGTTCACTAGTATTTGGTGTTGGTAAATCTGCCTCAAACTGCCTGCCAGTATAAAAATCTGGAGAATCTCTACTAACTATAGGCGCAGGTTTTCCTGGCTGTCTACCTAAGCCAGTATAGCTTGATATGCTTGGTCCGACTATTGAAACATATAGTGGATCGCCTTCAGTGCCCTTAGGCTGCAGCATAGTTTCTGGTGTTTGCTTGCCACTGGCTAGGCCAACACGACCTAGTACGGTTTTGGCTAGGCCCATTCCGCCGCCTAAACTACTAAGAGTTTGCTGCATAGCAGTTTTAACCTCAAATCGCAATAAGTCCTCTAAGAAACTATTTATTAGATTTTTAAAGTTAAGTTTGCCTGTTTTTGTAAACTCTACTACGGCATCAGTCATGCGATCAAAGCTACGAACAAATGCATCTGCATATGCCTCTTCGCGTAGTGTAAATTGATTTTGTGCTTCTAGTAGCTGTCGTTGGCCTTCGGCTGTTAGTTTATATTGTTTTTCTAGTGCGCTTAGTCGGTCTAGTTCTAGTGCATATGCTTCGCTTGCTCTTATTTGTTGTGGAGTAGCTGCTCCTGAGTCGTCCCCAATTCCGCCAGATTTTACAGCATCTCTAGCTGCTTGTGCTCTGCTTTCTTGTAATTGAAATAAATTATTTGCTAATTCTCGTTCTATTCTTTGTTCTTGTATACGTTTACGTTGATTTCTGATTTGGTCATCAGTTAATATTTTAAATCTATCTGCTTGACCTAATAGTTCTTCTTCTAATTTTAATCTATTATCTAGTCTTAGTGTTTCTAAATTTCTTAACTCGCGCTGTAAAGCTAGCTCTTTGTCTAATTTTTGATATTTTATATCTAAGATTGATAGGTAGTCTTGATTATTTTGATTTACTTGTCTTATGTTTTCAGACTGATCAAATAGTTCTAAATTAATCTGGCTTTCTAATCGAGCTCTACGTTCTAATTCATTGGCAGCTTCTTGTGCCAATGTCTTATTGGTATCACCTTTAGCAGTAGAAACTAGTTCTCTGCCAGTTCTAATGGCAATATCTACTTGTTTTTGGCCTTCTTCCACTAACTTTTTGCGCTGGATCTCTGCCAATTGTAACAACATGACGGACTTTGTTCCTATACCATACTCAGTATCGGTAACAACAGAATTAATACTATTTTCTAATCCTTTTATAAAAGTATTTAATACTTTTATTTTATCATCGGCTGCTAGTGCAATATCAGCAAGTGCAGTATTAAAATCTTCTATAGAACTTTTAATACCTTTTTGTTGTTGAGCTAGTGCTAGCTTTTGTCTGCGCTCTACTAACGCATAAAGTGCTGGATTATAAATAGCTGCTGATCTTAGTTCTGCTAATGTTCCGCCAGAAAATAGCTCTTCTGCTCTGCCAGCTTCACCAATTCTGCCTGCTAATTTTACTGCGCGCGGTATATTTTCTGCGGTTTTGGGTAGATTTTTTAGTTCTTCAATATCTGCTAGACGCTGAATTTGTATGCGTAGTAAATCTTGAGAAGCACTAAGCATTTCTTGGCTGTTTATCAATTTAAAGTCTAGATCAATTTGTTCTTTGGCTAACTTATTGCTTAGCTGAATGCCTGCTTCAGTACTAACTGGAAATTTACTTAATATGTATTTTTGCTGTTCTACAACTGCTTGTCTTAATTTTGTACTAAACGCATCTAAACTTCTAGCAATAGTGGCTCCAACACTCTTTTCTATTAGTAGCTGTGTTTCATTCGCTATTTGTTTAGTTTTTTCTTTTAAATCTTCGGCGGCTTTTTTGGCCTTATTCAGTGTGTCTTCAACTTCACTTACACTTTTTTGCAGTTTAGGGTCCACATAAACTAAACCAGTAAACGGGTCTATTATCTGTGAATCAATTATCATTTGATTTAGTCTAGCTACTTCTTTTTCTGCATCAGCAGCGATACTAGTTAGTTCTTTATATCTAGGCGCGGCATCTTTATAAGCATTTACTTGCTTGGCTATTTCCAGTGCTACACTAGGATCAAAAATTGTTAGATCTACTTTAGACAGTTTGTCTAATGCACCTAATTGAGCATTAAAGTCTACTTGTTTTAGTGCTTTAGATAGTGTGTCTGCAAGACTAATACTAGTTCTAAAAAATTGTGCTACGGGACTAGTATCCTTTAAACTATTATTAAAAGCTTGTTGAGCTTTTGTAGCAGCTTCAGTACTAGATTCTAAGTCTCTTAAATAAATAGTGCTTTCTTTAAATTTTTCGTTAACACCGGCCTGATCCACACCAAGCTGTTGTATAACTTTGCCATATGTTTCTGCATCTAAGCCTTTTAGTGCATTTGTAAATGTTTCTGTATTAACTAGTGCAGTATCGCCCAGCTTTAGTGTTTTAAAGAACTTTTGACTAAGCTCGTCTCGCATTGGGCCTTCAGGTACACTTTTTATAGCTGCTACTAAACTTTTACCAATGCTTTTTGAGGTTGATTCTTGCAAACTGTCAACAAATGGCGTTACATCTTTTATACGATCCCAAATAAAATCCCAATATCCTGCAGCTTCTTGTGCTTCTATGAATCCTTTAGTAACATTTTTTAGTGATTGTGTTAACTCGTCTAGACTATTACTAAAAGCTATTATAGCATCGCCACTAATACTGTCTTTATACTTATCAGCAGTATCTTTGGCTGTTTGGGTGGTATCATTGAGTATATCCAAGCTTTTATTTAGTGCTTGTGTTTGCTCGTTGTTTTTACTAAATATACTATCAAGCACCTGAAATACTGCAACTGCTGCACCAATTACAAAAAAGAATCTGCTAAATGCACTGGCAGCTATTTCTATACCACGAGTTACGGCGGCTAATGTACCTAGCGTAACTGTTTTAAACTTACCCATTTTGCTAAGATCTTTACTAGCTGCGGTTTCTTTGTATAGTTCCTGCACAGCTCCGCGTACGCCCATTGTATCAACATTTTCTGCTACACGACTACGTATTTCTAGCTCAGCATAACGTTGACGTGCAGCTCGGGTCAGCTGTTCACGTTGCCAAATAGCACTACCAAACTTAGCTTGCTTATCCATTTGATCGTTGGTTTTATCATAGGCAGCATTAAGTTGATTTCTAATATTTTTAATTTCACTATCAATTCGCAATACTTCTTTAGCAGCTGCAACTTGATCTTGTCTGTGCTTTACTGTACTAGTTTCATATTTATCAATATCTTTTGCTAGTTTTAATCGGTCTTTATCGCTTAATTCTTTAGCAGTAGTTACTTGTTTAAAGCTACTACTTTCTAGTGTACGCTTATCTGTTACAGATTTGGTAAGGCTTTGCTGTGCGGCTTTTAGCTGTTTTTCTAACTCAGGTATTCCAGCAGCTGCAGCTGTTTTACTATAGAATACCCCTTGAAACGCTTCATTAACATCGCCCATGCGATCTTTAGCAGCTTTTGCAGCGTCCTTTAATCCAGCTTGCCAGCTAGTTAATGCTGGTATAGCTTGCTTGGTAATCTTTATAGCGGCTAGTGCAATAGCTGCACCTATAAGCCCAGTATTGTCTGCTAATAATTTAGCTATAGGAGTAATAATACTATTAACTGTGCTTAGTATACTTTGTGCAACATCTTTTAATTGTGCTAGTAGTTTATCATATGGATTACCGGCTTGCGCTATTTCGCCAAATTTTTGACGTCCTTCTTCTAGTACAGCATTTGCAAAAGCTTGACGACGCTCAAAATCTGTTAGCTGGGCTTCAGTTTTACCTACTTTGCGAGCATACTCTTCTGCAGCTTTACCTGTTTTTGTAAACAATCCAAGTTCGTCTAATAATTCAGGTTCTAGCTTAGTAATACCGCGAGTAAGTCTGCTAACAGCATCGCTCATATCTAAGCCCAATGCCTGACTAGCACCTTTAGCTACTTTGCCTAATTCAATAAACTGTGAGCTAGATAATCCGCTGCTTACTGCTTTAGCAGTTGCTTGCATAGATTCGCGAAAACTAATAGCCCCGTCTGTTACGTCACTAAACTGTTTGGCTAAGCTGCCCATGGAAGTGCCGCTAGCAGCACTTAGTTGTTGCAAGCCCTTAACCATAATATCTGTTTGCATTGCTTCACGCAGTGCACTAAATGCAGCGGTAACAGCAAATATATTAGCAGCATAGGTAGCATATAATCTTACTAACCCACCAAGGCCACGAGCTTGGTCTGCAAAATCACGTGCGCTAG